GCACGATTCTTGTAGTCCACGCCGTCATGGATGAGGACGTGTCCTGCTGACGCGAGAGCCTCGGTGACATCGAGCAGATCATTGAGGTACGCCACCTTCTCGGTGTTATCGACCTTGAGAATCTTAGCGTCATCAATCGTACCACCCATGTCCTCTTTGATAACGAGGTGGTCACCGACCGCCCACTCTTGACCGAAGCGGTTGAACACGGTGTTCGTGTCCGTAGGGTTCACCTTGACGTTAGAGACGACGTAGTAGTCACCCTGCTCAGCGTTCTCAAGCGCAGGTGTCGCGAGGGCCACATCGTAGCTCCCCTTGAAGATCATACCACCGACGATGCCCGCGATAGCTTGTTGGACGCCCGCAGGGGTCACCGCGATGTCTTGATAGTTGCCCTGTGCCTCCTGAATGGTGGCTAGGCGAACAATGCCCTTAACAGTTGTAGTCGCGTCGGGTACCGACGCAGATCCGCCTCCCCCAGGAGGTGCGTAGAAGATAGCCATTTAAAGCCCCTTAGAGTTCAAAGCCAGCGATGAAGAGAACGTCATCTGTTGCAGATGACTTCTTAAAGGAAATTGTGGTGACAGGCCCCTCATACAGATTGGTCGGGTTGTCGAACCATGAACTTGTTACTGGGATCACACCCGCGCTTGCCAAGGTCGAATCCCCCACGCCATCGCGAGGTCGGTACTTGAGATAAAACGTATCCCCAGACAGATTGACCGCCGTGAGTGAGGTGAAGGTCAATCCTGAATCGAGCGCGTTACCTGTTGAGACGCTCACAAAGTCTGAAGAGTCAACATCAGTCCAGTCGGTCGTGTTTAAGTTAGCCGCGCTAAAGACAGCTCTAAAACGCCCCTCTGTAGTGGGCGGTGTTACTCTATGCTTAGGCATTTAGATCTCCTTAGAATCGAATCCAGCCAATGGTTGAGTCTACATAGCGAAGTCGAGCGCTCTCTAGATCCCCTGGCAACAAGTCTTGGTCTAGACCATTGATCTTGTGACCGTTTCGGTCGATAGTGAGGGCGCTCGCCCCGAATCTGACCGCCTCTACGCTGTCACCTAACTTTGCTGATAAAGGTAAAGACAGGACTACCGCACCCGCCCCCGTATCTGCGACATACGCCTTATTCGCTAGGGCTTCCGTATCCTCGTTCACCTTAACCAGAGACAACGCTGTGGGTACATATACGACAGAGTCGTAAACTTCCACGTTGTAGATGTTTGGGTATACTTCAACGCTCATCGAGTCACCTCGCCTTCAATTTTGCATTTACCTTTAATGATCTTCGTCACGTCACCCTCGCCCGAAACAATCTCTAAGTCGTAAACCGCGATGGCGGGCGATAAGAGCGCGGTTACACTAGCGGGTAACTTGATGTTGACCTGTCCCGCAGAAGGAACGATCCAAAGCTGGTCTACTTGGTCGGTGGTCACTTCAAGTAGCTTGACAGACGAACTTAAAGTCGAGCGAACCTGCATACGAGCTGTATAGCCCGACAGGTCTACGACCGCATTGTTTGAGTCTTTGTAGACAAGGGACAGCTTAAAAGTGCTCCCCTGCTCAATAGTCATATTATAGATGCCAGGGGACATTACAGTTCACCTTCTAAGCAAGCATTAAGAGCCTCTTCGAGTTGCTCTTCCATATAAATCCTATTCAGCATCCAACCCTTGGAAACTGTGTAGGAGCCGTCCTCGTTCTGTTGAATCTCGGACTTTTCAACAACTATTACTTCACTTTGACTTTCGTTTGGAGCCCTTTGCTCGGAGCAAAAGACGCCGCAACTTGTCATCGTGACTAGCAAAAGTAGAAGCGACGCTGAGCGCGTCGTTAGACTGTTGAAGTCTACGAACATCGTTCTCACCCTTATTTTTAGGCTTTTCAGATGTCGTTATTCTATCACAAACAATGTCTAAAACGATGGGAATTATTGTTGTGAGGAGGCCGATGATCGCCGAAGTCATGGTGTTAAACCTCTAACTTCTTCTCTCGAGTCGCGCCGACGTCAGCAATCATAGCCAACTCCTCGTCGAGGATACGGTCTAATTCATCTGGTGCGACCTTCGGGAAGTGCTCCTTGATGCGCTCATGTACCCATTGGGCCTTACGAGCCCCCGCCACAGGGTCTGTGTCGAGACTAGCCTTACGAGCCGCCCACTCTTCAGCCCCCGCGATTGCTTTGCGAACAGACGCCCTCAAGAGCGCTTGCTCCTCGTCAGCGAGCTTGATCTTGAGTCGCTTAGCGATAAGGGTCACCGCGTAGCTTGAGAACGCAGTCAAAAGAGCGCCGAAGACAGGCAGTAGAGCCTCAGCGATATGCTTAATTACGCCTTCCATTTCCATGTGAACCTCCTATTAGGTTGTGCTTGGGATAGAGTAGACCTTGATTGGGTTACCCTCAGAAGTTTGGCCGTAGTGGTGCTCATCGGTAGCGGTAGAACTGATGCGCTCAGAGGGTCTGTTTAACTCAAGGGTAGCAGTAAGGTGGCACCCTGCAACAGTCGGGGTGTTTGACGTATCAACGATGCCCGCAGTATCAAAGAGCTTGGCACCGTAGTGACCAGTATAAAGCACAAACACAATCTCATGGTCACCAGGGAGCGTGAGCTCATTAGGAGTCGGGATCGTATCGATCAACTCAAAGTCACCGCCCGTAAGGTCTAAGCCTCGAGTGGTAGGATCATCATGAATCGCGCTCAGTTCTGAGAGTAACTCAATCTCAATCCCGCTATTGTTATGAGCGTTCTCTTTAGACTTTGTGCTGAGCGTTGTCCCGTTAGAGATTGAGAGGTAGTCATAAGGGTCTACCGCGAAGGTGTCACCCATAGCCGATGTCTGTGTAGTCGGGTTGCTGAAGATATACTCAACAAAACCGTTGGACTCCCCATAGGCATTTGGGTCATGGCTACCGCCGATAGAGTCCGACACCATAGAGTAAAGGTGGCTCATCTTAGTGTAGTTCGGATGAGCGACCTGATTATTTACGCCCGCTGATGCTGGGTGGGTAGACGCCAAGTGAATGAACGGCTTAGCATCGGCCTTGTTTGTAGCGCGTGTGAGTGCCTTAACAGCGTTGCCTTGCGTCCTATCATGTACCAAGAACATCTCAGTTAAACTCTTAGGCATAGAGCTCGGGCCATCGTTAGCATCACGGCCTGAAGGGCGGTGGTGAAGGACGCGGAAGGAGCAATTGAACAAGAGCTTCTGCTGAAGGCCTTGATGTCTAAGAGCCCAAAAGGTGTTCAAGACAGGCTGAGTATTGTCTTCGCCACTAGCGTAGTACCAAGCCGCCTCAAAAGAGTCTCGTACAACAGACTGACCCGTCCATGAGTTATGGAGAAGCCCCCCGCCCACATTAAGAGCGCCCACGCCCAAGTTCAGAGGAGACGCGAAGGCCACGCGCTCGCTGTAGCCTCCAACAGCGGTACCCATATCACCAACAAAGAGTGTATCTGTCGGGGCGTCTGGGCCAATGCCAGGGGTCTGTAGACCTGCTCTGGTTGCAGTATTCCAAGTCTCTGCGGGCATCGTGAAGAAGTCAGCGTAATCGGCTGATAGACTGTAAGTGTCGAGCCCCGTTTCAAAGCTTGTACGGACTAAGTTTACAATCGCCGCTACGGTTCGAGTACGGATAGCGGCTCGCATTACAGGGACAGACCAAGACTCAAAGTTCATGAGCAAGCCACTCGGAACGCCTGAGATACCTGTGCCCCCTTCGCTGTAATAATACTGCTCTCTCTCATCGTAAGGGAAAGCGCTATCCTCTTTGGAATCAATGTATTCCCATACGCTACTAGAATCGGCTTTCAGCAATTTATTAAAGCCCAACGCAGGCGAACTAGCGTCACCGCTGTAATTTAAGTATTTTCTAGAAGCAGGTAAGAATACAGGACCGACGCCTTCAGCATCATTATAGTTGTCAAACAGAGTCGGGAAGGTTATCTGGTTCGTCCTGAACACCTCTGTAGACCCGTCGGGGTATTCATATGTATACGTCGAACTTGTAGAGGTTTTAGTTGCATAGGGCACATAAGGAAGTACCCCATCATCTACATCATTTGTCCCCGCGTCTGCCAAGTCTGGGTTGATGCCTACAGAATAAGGGTTGCTCGTTGTCTCATCAGGGTAAGAAGGCACAGTTGTGCCAGCTTCTGTATACGAGAAGATAGGGATACTGTGTGAGTCATGTGTATCGTGCTGTAAATTCACTTCATGTGCGTTCATTGTGAAGGGAACAAGAGCAGGCACAATTAACGACCTACGTCCAAACTTTGGATAGACAGTAACCCTAAAATAATCGCCATTCGCGTTTTGATAGAATTGATCCGCAGTAGAGTTTGGAGCGGGCATTTGCAGTTCGTTTTGAGCAGGATGGTACCAATGCACAAACGGGTGGGCGTCGTGTCCAAAAGGCAAGTCAAAAGGATCGACATCGCCTTCAGCGCCTGTTGAGTTCAGTTCAGGCTTATGAGGATACTTCCCGTCCACCTTATAGGGCGAACTCGCGGTCACCAAGGGCGCACCGTCACCGTTGATAAGCTTCTGCGTATCACCGATACCGTGAGACACCTTCAAGAGCGCTTCAATACCCTCTGCGAGCACCAAACTGTTCTCTAAGATCGAGTGTTGGTGCTTCGGCATCGTCATCCAATGCGTAAGTGAGAGCGGTTCTACCCTGACAAACAGGTTGAGGCTATCTACGAGCTGATTAGCAGGGATTCCTCGAGCATCTTTTGACCCTGGATAGAAGTCACCAACATGGTACCTGAGCCTCATTGCGGTGGCTCTGTTAGCCCATAGATCAGCAGGGTGTAGACTAGGGTCAAAACCGCTGTTGGTGTTGGCGTCTTTTTGGTCAAAGCGGTTCCAAGGGCCGTAACCGTGGTCGTTCAGGTCACGGCTCGTATTCTCAATGGTAGACTCTGAGACTCCATACCCTGAGTAGTACTGGAGCAAGAGATTCTTCGGGAGGTTGGTCTGGATCTGCCCAGGCTCGCTTTGGGCGGAGTTACGGTACTCGTTGACGCCTGCCTCGTATTTCGCACCCGCGCCCGCATAAGACTCAAGATCTAAGGTCGATCCGACGGTCTTATAGGCGGGGATCATCGCAAAGGTGCCTGGCGCGGTAAGCTTCTCGGTCAACTGTGCAGAGCTCGCATCGTATGCGGGCTGTGCGGATACCGTAAAGAGGTCAGCGCTCTTGTGAGCTGTGGTCTTGATCGCGAGCTTACGGAAGCTAAGACCTTGGTTAAAGGCCACCGCCTGAGCAGGCCCTTGGTGCCAAGACCTGAGAGAGAGGTCGGTTCCGTCAGCGCCCTCTAAGCCACTAGCCTCTTTTATGTGGATGCTCCAACCAAGGTCTTCGTCATCCATGTTGACGGTGTGACTGCTACGGGAGCCCTTATCACGCAGTAGATATGAGGAAGAGCCCGAGTTAAAGCCGTCTAGGCCTGAAGAAGGAGCGAGAAGGCCGAAGGGCTTAACAGCGCCCGAGCCGTAGCCCGCCTGAGCTACAGAAGCGTTCGCCCCGTCTGGGGTATAGTCGATTGCGGAGGGTACGGAGAAGCCGTTTTTATCAGAACCAAAAGAGCCAAGGCCCATAAGGCCAATGAGCGCCTGATCAACAAAAGACAGGTGAGAAGCTACGTTTGGGAAGACCAACGGTGCGGTCGCGCCGTAGAGAACCCCCGATGGCCCGTAGAGAGAACGAGACAGCATGTTATCTTCGCTCAGGTCTGCTTGGCTTGTAACGATCCTCATAGGGGACTTATAAGACGCAGGCTCACAGCCTGAATCAATAGGCGTAAACAAGCCCTCTACACCAAGCCGAGCGTGGACTACGTTCGTGGCTGTGTTGTCTGTCACCATGCCTAGATAAAAATAAGGCGAGAGCGACTCGTTCGGCGCGTTTGTGGCAGACTTGCTCTCTGAATAGTGCATATTCAGGACTTGAACGTCATTATACCCGTTCAACCCATCAAGCGACCTTAGAAGCACAGATTTTAAGAAGGGCCAAATGAGTCGGTCTGCCTGGGCCTCTTTAGACGCGAAGAAGTGCATCGGTGTCACGCCCTCTACACCCACCGCAGACGGCATTTGGCCCATCAGGTTGCTCTCAAGCGCTCCAGACGAGTCTACACCGCGCCAATACTGCGTGATCAATGTCTCGTCTGTGCTAGAGGCCGAATCAAGCATTGACTGGTAATCAACGCTATCGCCTACAAGTTCAGAGAAGATGTGGGCAAGGCTAAGATCTGTTACGCTAGTGCTGTCTAAAATATCTCCTTCGGTGGAGAAATAGACTAGAGCTGTTCTAACGCACCAACGGAGCTGTGTCCTATGCGTTGTCTCAATACCTAAAGCAGATGACAGGATACCCGCGTCCTCGTCCGAAGCGATGCTCTCCTCAAATACTTGTAGATAAGTCACCACTCGAGGAAGCTTGCCCAGTCCAAGATGCTTTGAGTCAGCTTGTGTTTGGGCGGCATTATACGCATCGCGGTATGAGCGCAATTCGTTGCTTGGGAGGATGATATAAGAATCCCCCTCGGTGTGTGCTCCGATATTAGAACTCAGATTTAGTGTACGGCCACCGTTTGTGATTGATGTAATAGGAACGATGTTGCCCGCCGCGTTGCCCGAAGTAAACACTACAGAGCAGGCCCCTTCCTCTACCCTGATTCCGAAAGACGTGGAAGCCGTGGTGATACCCGCGTTGACTTGGGAGGCAGTCGCGCTCGAGGTAATTACACGCTCGTAGTTGCGATCCAAAAGGCCGATGTATGTACTAAAGTTCTTATGATCATCTGTGATAGAAGTCCCATCACCAGACGCGGTCACCGTACCCTTTAAAATGTAGTTTGAGTACGCTCGATCCGTGGGGTTATCCACACCGCCGTCTACAATGGATTGATAATCAAAGATTACCTTTGAGTCGAACCCGTCACCACGCCATACGGTTGTATCGATGACACCTTTTAAGGTGTCAATACGACCCAATGAGAGCGCGAAGTTATAGGCGTTCCTAGCACTCGTAGGCGTACCATGCTCTACATTCAATAGCGCCCAGTCTTTATAGTCTACTTGTGAAGGGCCGAACCCCATTTTCTCTGCGAGAGCTGAAGTAGTCTGCGCTAGGATTGCGTCACTCATGTCATTGAGGTCAACATCAAGCACGGGTTTGCCCTGCTGGAATACGACCTTCTTGTACTGCTTTGTATCGTCGAATGTGTGCCCAGGTGCGCTCAGGTTAGGTTGTGACGCCATCGTTAGCTCCTTGTAATCCCGAATTGAATGTCTACAGTACGCTGTATAACTAGGTTGGTATCTTTATTGATGACTGGGTGGTCAACCCAGTTAAACATATTCCATGTAAAGGGCAGGTTGTCTTCGGAGCCTGAGAAGAGGCCGAACTCTCTTAAAGCATACCCGTTCGCCTCGTCCGAACCGATGGTTACTGAGATGCGAAACGCGCTCTTAACGGTGCTAACCTCCGCGCCAGACTCATTCAAGAATATGAAATTGTCCACAGATAGATGCTTTGTATAGACGCCGTCTAAAACATCGGTCGCTGTAACGTCCTTCGTCGGGGATGTACTATCCCAAGAGACATCTCCTTGACCTAGCTTCATATGTCTAACCGCGCCCCAATACTGATAGTTGTTTGTAGGGTGCTCGCTATATCCACTAAGACGCTCGCTGACTGTTAGTAGGGCTGAATCCTGAATCTGATTAGACAACCAAGGCCTTATCTCAGTCTTCTTAAACCCATTGATCGAGTCCCAAATCAAGGTGTCCTGATAGGAGCCTTTAGCATGAAGGCTAAATCTATTACTTGGCATTGTTACGGCCCTAGTCTGTATGCGTCTCTGTGTAGGTCAGATCCATATTCTCTGTGAAGCTGTCTTCAAGGATAGCCTCACGGACGTTTATCTTAAACTTCGCGTAGTATACCCCAAGTAGGGCTAGGAGGCGATTGACTTTATTGATGGTCACATCGGTAGGCAGTACATTTCCGCCCTCAGTATAAAGGTCAACAAGTACGCCCCTGGGCTCAATCCAACCGTCTTCTGAGAAGTCAGCAATCACCCTCACGTTTTGGTTTGAATCACCGCTCAAGTTAATGGTGGAAGCGCCCGACAAGTCTACAGTCCCATTAAACGGTTGGCTGTTTACAAAATCAGCCCAAACACCGTCTGTGGACTCTACCCACCCAGAAGGGGGCACGGAAGCATCGAGCACATCTTCCGTGGTGGCTGTAGTGAGGACATACTTATAACCCTCTTCTAGTTCAGCGTCCCAACCTGTGATGTTCTGTAGTGTCACTTCAAGCGCATCATTCGCGCCCTTAGACTTCCAAACGGACACCGCTGTTGAAGTCTCAAAGCGTCTACGAGGCTCTGAAAGTTCAAAATTAGTGGGCCAACCTAAAAGATGATCTATGTAAGGGAGTAAAGCCGCATCTACCGTAGAAGGGTTGTGCTTCGTTTCCAAGAACCTCTGTAACCGCTCTGAGAGCTCATCAAGGGGCTTCCCCAAGACTTGAAGGAACCGATAGAGCTGACGTGAGTGCTTCCGTGTATCTAGAACCTTAAAGGCTCTTGGCATATACTCATAGGCGTCACGCCCGTATGAACTCTCGCCAGAGTTTAAGGAGAAGGCCCTGCCATGCCCATATATAGGGGAGAAGCCCCACTTCGTATCTCCTAGATCTGTGACCCCCTCATAGAATACGGTGTAGTACCACAGGGGATTATTACTATCAGCGATCTCATGATCGATATAGAGGAATGGATTATCTCTCGTCAATGAAGGCAGAGTTGTTGAAAAGTCTTCATTCACAACAACCGTGGCCTCGGTATCGTATACGCCTCTAGGGAAGCCCTTAGTCTTTTTAAGGATCTTAATACGGCCTGTCAGGGTAAACTCAGTCGCTCCGTCTGATAACTCTGCACCTGAGACATCTGAGGGGATAGCGTAGTAGACCCTGATGTGGTCACCGCTTACGGTAACGGTGGGCATCTCTTCAAAAGGCGCTGACCCGTCCGTCAAGTTTGAGAACTGGACATTTAGAGGATAGGCCCAACCTAATGAAGGAACCCATATAGTGCTCTGTCCAATCTCTTGGACGAAAGAGAACTGCCAATTCTCATGGTTCATTATAAGCCCCCAAGATATGTAAGCCTAAACTGATCCGAAGAGAGTCTACCGTCGCTACCAATAGGAGCTGTTACGATCTCAAAAGGCTCCGCGCTGATATTGCCTAAGAAGTTGTCCACACCGAATGACCAAGTGTCATACGCAGAAGGCGCTGGCGAGTTCGTCTGTATATTGATTGTAAATTGCTCTAAGCGCTTGGCTTCTACGTCTGTGAAGTTTGGGTTATGCTCAGAGACAACGTGAGACTGGTTTGTCGTATATAAGACTCGCGCCCCGTTCTCGTCCATCACATACTCGTTCGTATCCTTGCGCCTCAAGGTATAGGTCGCGCTATTTACGAACTCGATATAGTAAATAGCGGCGGTCGTTTGGGCTGTGAACCCGTCTACCGTCAAAACGGAGGCGTCAAAGGCGTCTTTATCACCGCCCAAAAATACCGCAGAAGGGATACGGTGGAACTCCGTGGTGTTGACGTAATCGACGCCCTTAGTGTTCTCAATCGCTTGAATGACCGCTGAGAGCGCTACGCCCTCACCGAACTCATCCGTGACAGCGCCGAACAATTGCTGTAGAGCGATTTGTACGTCGTTCTTAACCGTCTCCCTGATGATATTGGGATAGACATAAACATCAGCCACAAAGTAAGGGTTGATGACTGTAGGTGCCTTAATGTTCAAAACTGTAGGCACAGGCTTCTTCAAGGATAGATACCTGCCTACAGCTCCGATATTGCCATAGCCTGCGTTCAGCAAGGGGAACCACTCACCCGTGGGGATGGGGTTGTTCCCCTGGGTTGCTACATACACATCCACACTATAAGGCCGATCACCCGCTACGGCTCGAGCCGACCTGATACTAGCCCCAGGGGTCTGCTTTGCCATGATCTCAAAGTCTTCAAGCGTGACACACCGATCAAGCGCTCTTAAAGATAGAGGCCCCTTCTTCTTCGCGGTTGTAATCGACTCTGGATCGGAGCCCCCGCTAGGTTGCTGAAGGTTATAGACAGATATAACGCCCGACACAGTACCGTCATTATTAGAGATAGCGCCAACACCTGAACGGTTAGTAATAGACCCACCGTCAATCCTGCATTGGTATGTGATTGCTGAACCTGTTGGGGGTACTTTTCCATTCACACCGTCTCCGAAGAGGATGACCACTTCCTGAGAAGATAGGAAGCGATACACAAAGACTTCATCTGTGGGCTCGGTTCCGATGAAGTTAAGACGGCCTTCCCAATCCGTCCCGCTAACCTGAACCTTAATCGTAGACGTGTCATCTGTGCCAACGCATACTGGAGAGTCGGGAATGATAAACGATTGATCCCTAAGACCATTAGAGGCACCGAGAGCACCGCTCTTCACCTCACCTGCGATAAATATGAGATCATCGTTAATGATTGGAGTGGCACCAAACGCTCTAAGCGTCCTCTCCGTCTCCTCAGATACGCAATGGTAGCCCGCCCCAGTCAAGGTAACGGCTCTAGGGAGCCGATACTCAAGTGAGGGGGCGTCTGTGCTCGCCTGGGTATACACCTTGTAACCAACAGGCAATGTTACCGTCCCATTGGTCTGGATAACCATGTTAACGGACGCGGGTGAGGCGGGCGAGAGTTCATAGCCGATCAACCTCAAAAGGTCTACCACAGCCTCTCTGGTTTGAGCTGAAGCTAAGTAACTCTCGTTTTGGACTCGGTCTAGGTTGTAGGAGAGCACGTCTGCTACATATGCCATTGCCTCGATAATCGTAACGCCCATATCTGCGGGCTCTCGGTCAGTCCACTCTGGAAGCAGCTGACTAGCGAGAGCGAGCATCTCAGACCTGATCGTGTCGTAATCTCTAGCCGTGTAGTCGATTTGGATCGGTACGCCGCCTAAGCTTATTGGTTGAGGGCGAATAGCCATGTCTAAATCTCCACGTCTACTGTGATTGAGTATTGGTCATAAGTGGCGTTCAAGATAAACTCCACCTTAACTAAGCAATGGCCGTACTCATTTGGGGTTGTCACTTGAATATCGGTAACGGTAACTCGACTCTCGCCGTTCTCGATCCCTCTTGTCAGGTCATACTTGATTATACCAACATCTTGGTCGGTCATATTCTTAAATAACCTCTCATAGCCGTATGTCCCGACGTTAGGAGACATTAGCCTCTCACCAATAGAGGTGAGAATGATGGCCTTCATGTTATCTTTGACCTTATCCACGCCCGTCTTTTCAACAACCCCGCCTCGACCACTAAGCCTGAATGGAAACGCAAACCCTTTTAACTCAGCCATGTCTCACCTCTTTCCTCAAGCTTGGTCTTTACGAGATGACCAAGCGGTCTTATACCCATCACCCGATGATATTGCCGCTAACTTGTTGTTAAGCGGGTCTTCCTGAGACTTTAAATACTGATCAAATGACTTCTTAGACAACGTCTCACCCTGTATCTTAGGTGTAAACGCAGAAGCCACGGCCTTAACCAACGCGATGCTTTGGTCTGAAGCGCTACTCTGTAAGTGGATTACAAGAGCGCCCGAGAAGAGCCCGCTGTCAGCAAATTGAGGCGATGGAGCTGTTATAGGCACATAATTCCCATAGTTAAGTTCGCTCAGTTCAGTTTTAGGGTAGTCTGGATGGTTTGGCGAGTTAATGATCGCACTCGCAAAATCCTCATTTGTGCCGTGCCCTGCAATAACAAGAACGCCGTTAGAATCCCCGAGTGCAAGCGCTGTGGTAACTGAAGAGACGGCTCGTAGCAGTAGCTGGCTGTACTGGTTGATTCTGTTTATTTTAAGGTTGGCCAAGTTAAGGGCAGAATTGACCTTAACAAAAAAGCCTCTCGAGCCAGACACGCTTTTAATCCAGCTATTTAAGGGGTCTAATATGCCGTCCCTTATTGCAGGTATAGAACTTAGTGAGTAGCCGTAGTCCCAATCAGGGGCTAACCCGCTAGAACCCTCAACAACATACTGTCGAGTCTTATAAGAAGACGTAGAAGATGCCTTAACCGTGCGTTTGAACTCATCGCTAGACAGCTCAAACGCCTTCTTGATAGAATCAAGCCTCTGAATCAGCGCGTCGGGGTTTGGAAGAGAAGACATCGCCACTATTGCAACCCCATAACCGCCTATAGTCGCGACAGGCCTGTTAGCATCTTGGCGGTCTAAATATGACATACCAATGTCATACAGCAGGTCTGAAGGCTTGCGCCTGCTTTTAGCCTCTGTGGGGGCGTGGCTCATTAGATTTATAGATGTGTCAGTCAGAAGGCTTTGGATCTGCTCAAGGATCTCTCTGACTATCAAGACCACGCCTTCAAGAGCGTCCACTGCTACCCCTATAATCGTAGACAGTACATTTAAAGCTGTAGTGAGAGCCTCTACTAAGAAGGAGACTACCTCGATAGCATCTAATAAAGAGGCCGCGGTAGACTCAATACCATCAAATACGGGCTTGAGATAAGGAAGATTCCTCACCTCTTCGCTAGACAGGCCCAGAGCCCACTTGATGTCTATATCACTTGGTAGGAGCGCCTTGGCTTGTTGGAAGTCTCGCTCCCTGGTCAGCCCCCTTTGAACCGATTGTGCCATGATGCTTCTCTTTTGTGGCGTATGACTGAAGGATCGCTTTAAGTGAATGGAGCTCCTTTTGGACGCTCGCATAAGCCAAGAGGCCTACTGTCTCTTCAACAGCGGATTGTACCATTGAACAATCTTGACTTCTACCTTGTAGCAGATCCCTGACGCCCTCTAGGTCGCTCTTTAGACGAGCGATGTACTGGTCAGCAGTCTCGCTTGTCTTATCCCAAGGAGCTGGCAGGTCTTCTTGAATATTAGTCACTTCAGTTATGATGGTCTTATCTTTCAATCTGACGCTCCAAAGGTTCAGCTTATAGTGCCTGTGCCAGACCCCGTACCCGTCCCAGCTACAGGGAGTGGGTTAGTCTGTGCAACGGCGCTACCTGCAACCGCGATCACGCCTGTAGGGTGTAGAGTGGTTGTATTGACGCTTACATTAACTGTAGCTGTTAAAATCCAAGTATAGATCGCGTCTGCGGTAAGGTTGCACTTACGCTCTATCTTCTCTCTGGTCGTATCATCTAACGCCAACGGAGCTAGGGACTCCTCTACAATCTGAGTCTCAATTGCAATCAAAGCATTGGCGAGGGCGGTCTTGTCTAAAGCCATATCTATAACCTCGTTATGTATACGGTGCTTGATAGTATCGAAGTAGGTGATACAGGTGGCTGTGTCAGGAAGGTAGTCTTAGCTGTTGTTAGGGCAGATAGAGCCGCGATAGAAGCTCCAGCGAGTACAGGGTTTGGAGCTCCGAAGCCTGGCGTAGAGCCCCCCGAACTCATGACCGTATAGAATGTTTCTAGACTTGTCATTACAGCCGTTAAGAACGCGCTTAACTGAGCGCCCATGACAGCGGGCTCCTCTATACCAGGGATCTCGCTTACGTTGCCTATGGTAACGTGGCCTACAATAGATTCAACGCCGTGAAGAATCGTCTGAGTAGGGTCTGAGCTCGCGAACCTTGCTTTCCCACTAGAGCCTATCACGTCTACAGCTCTTGCTTTCGGGTCTGTCACATTATTGAATACGAGATACCCGCTACCCGCTGAAACAAGGTCTACGGCTCCGAATGAACTGAGGTCTATATCCCCGCCCGTGCTCACCACGAAAGCATTTAAGATGTTGGCGGTGATAGAGTCAGATGATAACCCTAGAGGCCCTTCAATACTGACCTCTGAAGAAGCCACGTTAACAGAAGCGGGGCCGACGGAGCTGAACGTAGACGAGCCACCGACACTTGTTGAAAAGTCACCGTTTACGGTGCTGTCCTTAGTGCCCGCTGTCTCAGACTCATGGTTGCCGAAGATCATATCCTTTCGGTTCTCTGATCTAGTGAGAACCTTGCCGTTGGACACGATGTTAATCGAACCGTCATCAAGGATCTCTATGTGAGCGCCTTTAGAGTGGTGGATCTGTATGCGCTTGGCACCTTCGGTGTCATCCAATTCAATCATGTGACCGCCAGGGGTCTGCAAGATGGTGACCTGACCGTATAGCCCTTCAAATGTAGATTCGGGCACTCCGTTAGAACCCTTTAGACCTCCGAAGTCAGAACCGTCATAGACACCCCTGCCATGTGCTGGGATAGAACTCGGATCGTTTTGGAAGCTAGACTCGTTTTCTACGTCCGATCCGTCGGTACTGTGGCCGTCGTTGATCAGGTCAAAGTAGCCACCCGTGTAGATAGGGTAGTCAATTAACCCTTCCTCAAACTCTAGCCAAACAAGCGAGCCTATAGGTGGTACGGCGAAGAATCCGCTGTCTCTACCCCCATAGAACGGCATATTCGGAAGCGCCCAAGCCGACTGACCATTGCCGAAGAGCTCAACATTCTCTACACGAACCCGACCCCTGCGCTCAGGGTCGCGGTTGTCTGAAACCCTAGCCTTACGCTTGCCGTAGATCTTATGTGCATATCGTTTTTCATATTCAATGTAATCAATCATTAGAAATCGCCCTCAAAGACAGCCTTACTTCTTTCACGCTCTAGCCTCTTTTCTTCAACAAGGCGAGCTTGTTCTTGTTGGCTGATCACCTTCAACGCGGGCTCGGCCTTTGCCTTCTCTGCCTGCTCTCCGCCTTTTGGCTTTGAAGTACCCTTAAGAGCCTTGACTTTGCCCGCGCCGTAACGCTTCACCTCTCCCTTTAAAGCCTTACGACATACAACCTCAGTATGAAAGCCCTCTACGTTGACGGTGTGTGTCTCCTTGTTGATGTAATAGAACCCATCAATCGAATTATACACATCAACAATCTCAACGATCCTTCCGACCCGCATAGACCAGTCACCCGCCTTGAACTTGATGGTTAGCTCCGTCTTAGGAGCCCTACGCCTTGCTCTGGCAGAAGCGGGTGGCTTAACTTCTGATGACTTAGGTGTTTGATCCGCCATCGCTATGTCAGTTCCGCCTACTGCGTCATCTACTTTAGCGCCGTCATCGATCTCTTTATTGGCCTTATTGCCACCGCTGGGCGCTTCGGTAGTTACGAGCGTCTGTAGCACGACATATTTAGACTTATCTTCAGCTACGCCACGCCTAATCCTGTACTTGTCAGGATCGGCCTTGGCTTGAGCCTCTAGTTCTTTGATCCTTTGGTGGGCCTTATACCCAGGGCTGGTCGTGTCCTTTAACTTAGACTCGTCCTCTTGGCCTAAAGGTATTCTGACAAGAGTATCTACATCATCTCTGTAAGACTCTGTCTCCTTATCAGCATCAACCACACTCTTAGTGCTCTGAGGTTTATCTTTAGGTGGAGGCGCTTTTCGGTCGCTTGCCTGCTTAAATGTATAAACCCTAACCTCTACTTTGGTGGCGTCTTGAACAGATAGAGGGGAACCCTCTGCGGGCGCTTCATAGTAAAAGCCGTCGGGGCTAAACTCGTAGTGCTTATCCGTTGAATTGTTTAGTAACAGGGTTTTAAGCCTGTTGGCGCTAACAATTATCGGACTCCCTTCGACAACCGTATCGCCCTTAACCTTCACTACCCTCTTAACGTTGACCTTGCTAAGTTCGCTATATAAGCCCACCACATCTTCGTATAGGTGCCCTTGGGCTATAGGAAAGAAGGACGTGGCTTGTTCTTTAGACGGCGGGTCAATTAAGAAGTAATCAGTATCACTAGGGGCGTTCCTGATCTTAAAAGCGCCCCGTATATATGAAGTGAAAGTCTTATCGCCTGGGTTTAGTCCGATTTGCTCTCTCTTCTGCTGAGTATTGCCCAGCTTCCCGCCAGCATTAGAACCACCCTTCTTAGGGTGCTCGCGCTTGTAATCCAATGAAGCTATCGATGAAATTGGGTACCCATAGGTTAGCCGCATCGGATGAGCGCCCTTTTTAATCAGTTCATACTTAAAAGGCGTCTCAACGAGGAATGTGCCGTATGTGGGGCTAATGTAGTAATCTAAACCACGCTTGTGTGCCGAATGTTTAATAGAAGCGCTGCCATTAGTTTCGACTTCCTCTGCAAGACTCTCGACCTCCTCTGTAAGCAATCGTTTAAGGTTGGCTTCCATCCCTATTGACTGCGCTAATCTCTCAATCGCGGTCACGCCCATAGACTTGGTGTAGACATCACTCGTTGTCGTGTCTCTGATCTTGTGCCCCGCAATGGCCTTAATCTTGAGGATTACTGTCCCGTCAGTAAAAGACAGCTCCGACTCAATGACCTTTAGAGAGCGCCAAACAATGTGGGACGATCTATATCCGAACTTGACGGAGATCAGGGTGCCGATTTTGAGTCGAGTGATTAAGTCGGTTTTAGGGTCTTGGCTACTTAACTTTTTATACTCTGGATCGCTCAGTTCTATTTCTGCTGTGGGGTATTTACCGTACTCATTCGTCAGCTTAAGATCCCTCAACCCTGCATAGGTGATAGGCTTAAAACTGAAAGCGTCTGTATTTAACTCGTTCTCTTTTACTTCGTCTTCTTTGTATATCCAAGCGTAAGGGTTTAGTTCAGACGCAGGTAATCGCTTGAATAAAGGCATTTCTTCATCAGATTGCTCTTCTTGAATCTGAACTGGAATTACCTCTTTAGGAGGAGTAGGCGGAGGAGGCGGAGGAGGAGGAGGAGGAGGAGGAGGAGGAGGAGGAGGAGGAGGAGCACTTTCAGAATCTGAAGGTGACCAAGCAGGCGGAGGCGGAGGAGGAGGAGGAGGAGGAGGCTCTTCATAATCTAAAGGTGAAACGGGCTCCTCAGGAAACACATCACCGTTGGCATCTTCAATATGAAATCTTTCTTCATAATAACGACCCCCATCGGGGGCAAGCCTATAAACAGTAACCTTATAGTATGTAGGGCCTTCATAACCAGGCGGCGTTATGAGTTTTTCCCGAGTTACATAACTATCCTCTCTGGGTGTAGGTGACCCCATAGCATAGCCTCCTTAATACTGACTTACTTCGATTTTAGGCGGGATCGTCACCGAATCGCCTTCTTCAAAATCTGTACGACCGTCGTTATAGTCAGAGATAAACCACCATAGCCTTGCGTCATTAAAGTAGTGCAAAGCTAGATGATGCAGAGTCTCGTTTTGCTTGAGGGTATGCTGGAAGGTCTGTAGTTCACTCTCAAACGCAGTTGGTCTGCTATATGCGACTATGTGCGATGATTTAGGCTCGGCTCCTAATAGACGGTCTTCACTTGAGTATTCAAAATGCCGAGCGAGCCCAAGTGCCTTGTATCGAGTCTTGCTATCAAACTGAGCCATTGTCTAGCCCCTCCCTGTAGAGCTCAAGTAGAAGCCCTGATCTCGCCTCGGGCCGCCTGAAACAACCTTGAAGCGCACCTGCGCTCTCACAGATTGTGGCTCCAATGTGCGCTTATTATACTTATCGATATTGATGTTTATATCCTCAAACACCCCAGTATAGATCCCGATCACGCCTAAACTCAGCCTGCATACAGGTGGCGCGGATTGCTCGTAATCGACTACGCCTCTGTCACGCAATGGAGACACTAACCTTCTAAGGAACTGTAGACCCTGCGTAACGCCCTTGTTGTTATAGAAGAACAATTCAAACCCTAGTTCTATAGGCTCTTTCATCCCGAACTGTGTCAGAGGCATATACTGGCCCTGTGCATCGGGGAAGTGATACCTGACCCCATGCCTCTCTGAAATTGTAGTCGGGTTAAACTGGAAATCCAAATACTCCGACACTTTAGACCCTCGAAAATTAATAAATATGCGCCCTTTGGTCGATAGCCTCTGATCCATGTCGCTAACCCCTACGTTATGATGTTAGTTCGGTTGTCTTTAATCGCCCTCTTAACCATGTTAGCAAGATCGTCAGCGTTCTGTACCTTCTCATGCACATGGATATTAACCTCGCGAGCTGAGATCGCAGAGGTTGGCTCATAACTAGACCCCATCGCTTGAGGCATTGATACAGCTCTTGGCACCGCAACCTGCCCAGGGGCGATACTAGCCTGAGCAACAGGAACTGACTTAGGTGCAGACAATGTAGACCCGCTTGACGCTTCACCTTCTAGAGTATTAGCGCTCGCTGTACTAGGGCTAAGTAGCCTGTATAGACCGTATATCGCCGCGCCCGCCGCTACAATTGCTAGTATTGGCCAAGCGATAGTAGCGAGCGTAAGGCCCATAGCCCCCAAGGTAGTGGTTAAGAAGCCTATCATAGTCGTAAGCATAGGCAGAATCATGCCTACCACCATAAGGCCATTGGCTAACGTGTCTACAAAGCCACCACTCATCCCAAAGGCCATGCCCATCAATGACATCGCTCCGCCCACAGCAAAGGCCGCGCCCGCCGCTCTATTAGCACGGCTTGTGAACCTATCTAGTCGAGAGGTTGATTGAGCAACTGCTGTCGCCTCAGTACGCGCAGTCTGAATGACGCTTTCCGCCCGTGTAGGAGCGTCAAGCCTTGTTAAAACTGTCGCTCCCCCTACATACTCAGCTCGTCTACCATATCTTGGTAGAGGGCCTTGATAACTAGAAGGCATTTGGTGGGCTTGAAGCCTTAACTGACGCTCTAGTTCTTGATTAAGCGCCCGATACCCTCTTACTGCTTGACCTATCTTACCCGTTAAGAGTTGAACGCCAATAGCGAGCTTCCGCGCCCTTACTTCGCTTTGATCTGATAAGTAGTTAGTGTGCTGAAGTAATTGGTTCTCTAGTTCCATCTGCGTTCTAAGAGCTGAGATCCCGTTCCGCAAAGCTCCGATACCTCCCATAAGCTTTGTAGCTGAATTGCTCAGGAAGTTAAGGGCCGCTCTAACAGCCTTAAACACAAACACACCAGAGAGAATAGAACCGATAAGGAACCCGAATGAGTTCGCGAGCATATCTCCTATTGTGCCCATGTAGCCAAATGCCTGAGCAATGGCGAATACGGGCTTGAACAGGGCCTCTAGAACTACACGAACGCTATTGAACACCAAGTTGATACCCATACCAAGGGGCTCAATAAACCCTTCGATAAAGTTACCAAGCGCTCTTATGACGTTTATGATCCGCATTGAACTATTGACCAAAGAATCTCTTGTGCCCGCGTCCAATTGCTTGAGAGCGATGAGCGAGTCAACTCCGAACGCCTTTAAGAAGCCCTGCCTCTTAGTCTCTAAGCCGTCAATCTCAGTTCCTAGCGCTTGGTACTTCTTTCTAATTTGCTCAAGCGCTTCTGGCTCACCGCCCTGCTTATACTTCATCGCGAGCTTTAAGCGGGCTTCTTGTAACTTCTCTAAACGCTGAGAAGTTGCGACCTGCTCCTTCATCGATTCGGATGAAATATCCATCTCGCTGTTATATAGGCCCATAAACCCGCTGAATATCTTGATCTTCTGATTCAGAGAGTCAAAGACCTTAACCATGCCCTCGCTTACCGTCTTAGCGCCTGTCGTGTATCTTATGAAGCCAACAAAGGCCGCAGATAAGAGCGCCACCGCCACGCCAAGCTTCACTAAGATGATAAGAGTAGGCGCTAAGAAGACCGAATAGAAGCCCGCCATAATGCGCCCCAACGAGAGCGCGGCCATACCTGTTCCCTTAAAGGCGTAGGTTGCCCCGATTGAGAAAGTAGCCATAGCAACCAGGGCGAACCCTACGTTCGTCATAATCCCAGATGCGTACTGGAGCGCTCGCCCTAAAGCCGCTACAGACTGCGCGACCTTCGGGTTCTTATCCATAAAGTCTGTACTAGCGCTGATTAAGGATGTGTATGTCTCTAGAGCACCCTTGGCAATCGCGTCTTCTCTCATGATCGCTATCATCAGAGCGTCTTCAGCGCTTTCAGCAAGCTTGATCCTTGAAGACAGGCTCTTGAGACTCTCTTTGGCCGCGTTGTCTAAGGTGCCGAATGAATCGATGAGTTTATCCATTTGAGCGCCAAAGGACTCTCCATCCTTTGTGACAAGCTTCATGGCTTTAAGCATTGTCGGTAGCGCTTGAGCCCCGAAGGCCGACTTCAGGCGAGATGCCACCTCTGTGTCGTTACTGCCCAGAGCTTTTAACCGCTTCTCACTCAGGGACAGGAACTTAACGAACTCTCTTGGGGTCATCTTACCGCTGAATCCCGATAAGAGCTCTTTTGCTAAGGCGTCTTTCGCCGCCTCCCTGATCTCAGTCGTAACTGTAGAACCGACTTGTTTGGCGATCTCTTGAGCCTTGGCTGTCACCTCTACCGAGTTCGCATCGCTGAGGCCAAGAGCCGCCAGTAAGGCGTTACGGCCTGCGTTCCTTGTTACACGGCTAGTATAGACCTTCTTGAGTTGATCTAGAGAGCGCATCTTGCCCGCGCTACGAAGGAACTCTTTGTCCACCTTTGAGTATGCGTTTAGGACAGAGTTCATAGACTGTTTGATGCTGTCTGCGGCTTCTCGAGGGCTCTTGCCCAGAGACTTATAACCCGCAAGCATCGTAACAAAGAAGGCGTCGGCATCGCCCCTGCTGTTGTCTAGGTTAGACATCGCCCCGCTAAGAGACTTGAACGACTCTGATACGTCCGTAAGGCTCATATTCAAAGTCTGTGACCCCTTGACCATGCGATCCAAGGTCAAAGGCACCGCGTCTACATTTCCATTAAAGGCGTAGATAGAGTTATTCACCATGTCGGTGGCGGTAGAGAGGTCAATCGCGCCCGCAGAAGCAGACGATAACTGACGAGCGAGGTCTGTTAAGACCATCGTCTCCCTAGCGTTCCTACCTGTCTTCTTAAAGGTGTCAGCTACATCTACCAATTCCTTATTGGTGAACTGCGTAGTCCTCGCCAACTCCGCCATGCGCTGAGTGACCGCATCGTATTGGCCTAAGACAGAGTCTTCTGGCGTCATACCTCTGAGCGCCTCGATTGATCGCTCGCCCGTCAACCCCATCGTAATACGGAGTTGTGTGAGAGACTCATCTACACCTGAGAAGCGGTTGGTAGCCTTCTCGAACATATTATCAAGACGCTGATTAAACAGCATCATGTAGGTGCTGAGCTGAACCAAGCCCGCTTGGATATTCGCCAACCCCTGGTCGCTGAACTTCTTCGCAGATCGTTGGTTGCGACTCAGCGCCCTTGAGTTCGCGTCTAGGCTTCGATTCATAGAATAGAGCCCACGCTCCATCTTGTTGACGTGGTTTACAACTCGACGGAGCGGGGTGACATCTGCGTTGAACGCGATGTCTACCATTTGTCTTAACGAAGCCATGTGCGCTACCTCCCGCGAGATGCGGCTCTACTGGCCTCAGACTCTCGCTCTACGATCTCTTCAAACTTCTCAAGGTATAAGGATCTTTTTCTTGTGGGTAGCGACATTGTATCATGAGCTGACCAACTCCATCGCTCTGCAAACGCAACAACGATGGATGCTAACGCTTCTTCCGTAGTCTGCGACCACTCGTCCCATCTTTCGAGCCCTTCTGGGCTTGTGGAGTGGCCGAACTGAAAAAAGCCGCTAGGTTGATCTCAACCTTCTGCACATCGCCACACGCACTACACACGCACTCGATATTAGGGTCGGCCCCTACGTTACAAGACACAATCGCGTCTGCAATCGCCTCTCGATCACGCAAAGACAAACGGCGCACGTCCTCAGTAGAAGGCAGGTGATCCATACCCTCTACGCTCCTAAGCCCAGATACGATCATCGCAGACCCCATCTGATTCTCAGGAGCGGCTGAGATATTCTCCTGCGCCTTGCCATCAATGAACCGCCAAACGAGCTTGTTCTTATATTGGTTGTCCGTCGGGTCTAGGAAACCTCGAGGCAGTTCGATGTACACTTCTGGGTCTGAATCGTCCCACTCATACACATCAAGATTGTCCACGCGAACGACCTCAGCTTGAGGTGCATTACACGCCTGACAGTTGTACTCCAACAACGTCTCAGCCTTACCGCTGATCGCCCTAATACAGAGCATCAGATAGTCTCGGTCTGCAACGTACATACTCCTAATGATCGCCTCGTCACAAAGCGCCATAGGATTCTTCTTGCGCTCCATCACACCAGGGATCTCTTGAATACAGCGCCTCAAGAGTAGCGTGATCGCCTTCGCCCCGTTGTTCCTCACCTTTTTAGAAGCGAGGTTCTCCTCGTCCACACCAGTCATCTCGTCGATGACCACCTCACGGTAACGCTTTCCATCCACCGTCACGCCAATAGGGAGCGTGACTCGGTCACTTGCCTCAATCATGTTTTAGTCCTGTTGAATTAGTGTCTTTTCAAAAACTTTAGAATGTCTTATGGGCCGAGCCCGCCCCCTCCCTCTAATTGCTAGAGGAGATCCGTCTCAATAATGCCGTGGTGCTGTACGGTAAGCGTAGAGATCACAACGTCGTTAGACGAAGCGTCAAAGTCACCGATGCTGTACTCGCTAGGCCATGCACCCTTGAGGACGTACTGCTTCACTTTTACGCCTGCCTTGTTGTACAA